TTGACGCAATGCACCTTGTTCTGCCAATGCTTGGTTTGCCGCAATACCAGAACTTGTAAATGCAGTTCCAGTATTTGCCATTTGATTGGCGGCAGCTATTCTTTGCTGATTTGCAGTTAATCCTGCGCCTTGATTAGCCAAGTTAGCTTGCAAGCGGTTTTGTGCATTAGCTTGTGCAATTTGATTCATTGCTGCTTGGTTTGCAAGGTTAACTTGTTGTTGATTTTGCGTATTAAGTTGACCAACATTAAAGTCATAACCTTGATTAGACAAAGCCGCTTTTAACATGGCATCTTGATTTGCCTGTGATGCAGTTAAACCAGTTGCTTGATTAGCACGAGCCGCTTCTAATGCTGCTTGTTGATTAGCTAAACCAAACTGTCCCGCTAATTGCAAAGACTGCTGAGTAGTAGCCAAGTCTTGTGCTTGGTTAAGCTGTTGAGCTTGCATAGAACGAGCCAAATCAGCTTCAGAAGCACGTTGAGCCGCCTCATAAGCTTGAGCATTTTGTTGAGCAACCAATCGAGCTGCATTCTCACCAAACGCACGATTAGTTTCTGCTTCTGCTACGCCTTGTCGAGATCCACCAAAAGCACGAGCTGCAGTAGCTTGAGCCGCAGTTTGTTGTTGTTGCAATAATCTTGAACGCTCTAAGTCTGCCAAACTTTGTTCAGTTACAGCTTGGGTATATGGGTTCATATATTGCTGAATGTTCTGGTTCAAAAACGAACCAGCCGCAACATCACGAATATTTGCACGAGCTTCAGGAGCAATTTGTTTTAATGCTTCAGAAGCAACATCAGCACCAGAAACCTGACCTGCGGCAATACGTTCTGCAGCAATACGCTCTGCATTAACATCACGAACTGTTCCACGGCCTAATTGAGCTGCTTGAGCTAAAGCCGCTCGGACATTACTAGATGCTACTTGTTTTGGAGCATATTGGGCGGCAGTATTTGCCACACCATAAGCACCTCTTAACGCATTAAAACCTTCACTACTAGGGCTTGCAAAACTAGCAATATTTCCCATTGCAGCATTTTGCTCTGGAGTAAATCCTGCAAATTGACGAGCTTGCAATCCACCAGCAGTAGTTTGTGCAGACCCGTAGTTTTGCAAGAATAGATCACGTAGCGCAGGATCTAACTGCTGTTGACTTGAACTTGAGCCGCCTAGAGACATATTATTCCCCTTGTATCCATTTAATTGCATCATCATGTGACGTAAAGTATCGCCACATTTCCGTACTAACATCTCTCATTGCTTCTTGTCCTCTAAGCAATAAGACTATCATTGGTGCTATTTGTAATGAAATAATACGCAATGTGAGCGCATAAGCTCTGTCATTGGCATTACCATTTTCAAGTTCTACAGAGTCTTGCCAAGCATTTATACTCTGAATGACTAACGGCATTAAAAACGCCCTATTAGCATTAAAGAACTCATTTGTAGGTAGCGTCACCAAAGCGTTCCAAAAGACAGCATCTATCTCTTTACGACTAGGCTGTTTATCTTTATCTACTAAGTCATCCCATAACTCAGCAATACTTGATAAAGCGACTAAAAAGTCTACAGCACTCTGGTTGCCACCAAACCATTCTAACAGTTTGGCATTTCTTAATTCACGCCAATCTTGAGAATCATGTTCAATCATAATATATTTAACGCTGACTGCCTAGTTTTCCATCAAATCGAATAGTCCCAACTCGCCAATCAGTTAATCTAACGCCTTCAATCTTGGCTGCTACTTGTCTTCCGCTTATGCGTACTGAAGTAGGATTAGCCATTGAATATGGGCCATAGTTATATTCTGTTGAATTAGGATAAAACTTGGTGCTAAATCGAACCTGAACATCACCCAAAGTCTTTTCATCAGGAACTAATCCTGTAAGACTCATGGTTCTATCTCCATTTCCTAGTTCTACTGGTCCTGACTCAGCAAATAGTGTTTGCCCATCATAAGCAAAACCTACTTCATGCTCATAGACATACCCGTCTGTAGAAACCATAATTGGGTAAGTAAAGATTCCACGATCTGTGCCACACGTACGTGCTAACGTACCAATAGCCCAATGATTCTCACGATAGTTGTAAGAAACGTAAGAATCTACTTCATTAGATGCGGCACTTGGGTAAAACCACCAAATCTCACCATAAGTAGCGTTATGGACGCAGTAAACTTTAGAAGACTGAGTAATGTTCATATTGCTAAACACATAATCAGATACATCTGAATTTAATGGTTTAACAAAGCCATCGTACATCCAAAATCCTGAGCCTGACATCCAAATACAGGCATTATCAGTAGCAGCTACTGCTTGCTTAGATATAACTCCACAACCAGTACCAATACGCTCAAAGCTATAAATAAACGGAGGTCCAATATAAGTAGCAGTATGCACATCCACATCAGTAAACAGAATAGTCGCTCCACGGATGCGTTTAGCGCACATCAAAGAGCCAATGGTGGTTAACTCAAAGTCACCAGCTTGATTGGTGGCAGCAGGAGTCCACGTTGTATTGTTTTCTTGGTCACACCATTGAACTTTACGAGGATTACCACCCGCACCCAATGCAAATAAGAATCTTTCTTGAGTAACAATTAAACCTGTACAACTTGTTGGTGCGTTAGTAATCGCAACCGCATCATTAGCAGTATTTAATTGCCATTCAAGCAACTTGCCATCTTTAGTTGAACACGCAACCAAATACTCACCAAAAGTATCCAAACTCCAAGTGGTGGCAGGAATATACGAGCCTAAATCTGGTCTAGCAACACCATACGCTGAACTTCCATAAGTTCCATAGCCATAACCAATTTTAAGCACCGCATCTGCATCACCAACAGTAAAACTTGTGGGCGTAATATCTGTAAGATCACCCGCTTCATTCATTACATATAGCTTTGAATGTGTACCAATTCCGATACGTCTGTTATTGGAGTTATCACGCCAGTTAATCAAACCACGGGCTAAACCTGTCATTTGGTTGGTTGAACGCTTCCTCCAACCACCTACTGGACGGATAGTGTTTTCGTACCAACGCACTAAATTTGCGCTATTCCAACGACCTTTAGACTGATATTCAGTCCCGTTTTTGTATACGCCTGGAGGAATTTGTAGTGGAATGTAAGCCATGTTCGTATTCTATTGCGTAGGTAGGTTAGACACAAACGTCATTGTAGCAATTGCTGAAGGAACCGCTGGTCTTGTCGGGCTTGTACTTGTTCCAAATGCCTCTATAGACACACCAGTGTTTTCAGTTCTCCACATGATTTCAATGTAGTCACTTTCATTCATTTCTACAAAAAAGTTCAATGCAGCAATAATGTGGCTTGGATCACCAGAGCCTTTTCTTGCTGGCGGGTGAAATCTGCTGTTTGAATTGTCAATATTTGTGCCATTCTTACGAAACCAAATATCCACATCTTGACCATCGTTTGTGGTGTTTTTTAGTTGAATGGAAAACTGCAAATTCCAGATGCCAGAACTAGCAACAGTAATCCGACTGCCGCTTGCCATTGTTACACCATTGGAAAAATCAGTGGTGTTAAACGTGACAGGATAAGCTGTTGTAGTATTGGCAGCAGTTTGATTTGTGGAGTCTTGAAAAGCACCATGTGGATTGTTTAAGTACTTGCCACCCATTGGGCCGATAACAGACTGTATTGCGTTAACTAACTTAGTAAAAAACAACCTCAAAAGTCCATTATTTTGATTCTGAAGACTTTGAGAATAGACAATTCCTGATGTACCCAAAGAAGGTATAGCAGGAATATCTAGTTGTTGTTTTACATTAGCCATTACTTTTTAAGCCATGTCTGCCAAACTGCACCCGCAGCAATGACTAAACCGCCAATCCACAAAACTGGTTGAGCAATAGATGCTATCCAGTTAAGAACCTTTACAGCACCCTTGGCAGCGTCAATAGCAGTTACAAGGTCTTTAGTGTTCTTATCTATTTCATCTACCTTTGCTTCAACAGCTAATAGACGCTCATAGATTTGCTCATGGCTTACATCGGTCATGGTGCATCAGGCCATGTAATAGTCCAAGGGAAACCTGTCTGCGTAGTTACATCACGCAAGGCTTGACGATAGGTAGCCCATACTGCTTTGTCAACAGGAGCATCAGCTACTTGTG